ATAGGAAAAGTATAAGAAAAAGTAGAAATAAGAAGAATAGGAAAAGTATAAGAAAAAGTAGAAATAAGAAGAATAGGAAAAGTATAAGAAAAAGTAGAAATAAGAAGAATAGGAAAAGTAAAAAGTAAAATTAAAGATGTGAAATATAATATATGAAATGGAAATGGAAATGGAAAAGGAAAAGGAAAAGGAAAAGGAATTGGATTCTATCGTTAAATGTGTAATACAAAAATTTGTAGAGAGATCTCAAATTGGAAAAAAGAAATATGGAACAGATTTAGATCGTACTGATTTAACAATTCTTGATTGGATAAAACATGCACAAGAGGAGAATATGGATAGTATTTTATACCTTGAAAAACTAAAACAAGAACTTTATAATGCTGGATATAAATGATGTTTTGAAATGTTTTGAAATGTTTTGAAATGTTTTGAAATGTTTTGAAATGTTAAAAATGATTTAATATTTATAATCTATAAATATTATAAAATAAAGATGGACTTGGTAGAATCTTCTGTTTTTGTAGGCGAACGAGGAGAAGAATTTAAAGAACTTATAAATGATTTATTAAATCAATGTCATATTGAAGAAAAATATATGAAGAAATTATTAACACAAAAATCTCTTTCTTATTTTTCTACTGTTTTTACTCACGAATCTGCAGACTCTCTTAATAATTATATTTTTTTTAAAAGTCTTGGTCATTCTACTGTAGAAAAATGCCTAGTATGGTATATATTTAAACATAATGATAAAATAAAGTCTAAAATTACTCAACAACTTGTTACTGATATTAAAAGAAATATAATGGAAAAAAATAAATTGAGTACTGTTTATGGTGATAAAATAACTTCAAAATTTATTACAATATTACAAAAATTGAAAGAAGATCCTACAAAAAAAGATAAAATAATTCATGAAATTGTAGAAGCTTTTTACGGAGCTATCGAATTAATTATAGATAATGAATATGAAATTGGTACGGGATTTGAAGTAGTAGGAAAATGCATAGAGAATGCTTTAAGTGAAATAGATTTTGAAAAAGAGAAAGAAAAAGATCCAAAAATAGTATTAAATAGTATTTTTAATAAATATAAATCAAAAATTGGATCAATTGAATACGTTTCCGAAAAGAATAAAGATAATAAAAATGTAACAGATACCGTTTTGTATCAAAAACTTGGCATTAAAAAATTTCTTATATCAAAAGGACAAGCCCATAATAATAAAGAGGCGGAAAAAATTTCTGCTCAAAAAGCAATATTAATTTTTAAACAAAAAGGCATTCTTACATTTGATGGAAATTTTATGAATTTCGTATTTTAGGTTTTCATAATATAAAATAATTTATAATAAGGTGGCATATTATTATGAGACGCAGTAGTTCCATCGGCGTTTCCTCCATTAGCCCCTGTTTGAACTTCTTGTTTACAATAGGCAAAATGATCTTGTTCTTGTGGCGCCATAACTATACTAGCACAATCATGGCTATGGCCATTGTGACTATGTGAAGGCATCTTAGAATTATCTATAACTTCTGTCGCAGATCCTCCTATATTTCCTAACTTGTAGTCAGATCCGGTAGATATAATAAAACGGTTAGTTAAATTTGGCGTTCCATTATTTCCATCACATAAAACCCATCCGATTGGGATAGCCGATTTGGTCCACATAATAATTACGCCTTTTGGTAGTAGATTAAAAGTTGTAGTTGTAACCGAACCTGTTACATCACAATTTCCGCTTATTTCTTGCGTTAGTGTTAATCCGTTTGGTTTAGTAACAGACCCTGAAATCTCTTGAATTCCATTTACAGTTTGAGAGTTGTTTACAACATTATTTTTATCTATAACTTCTGTGCCAGAAACAAAGTTTCTTTTTATTACAGAATCTAATGCCACTATTAAATTGTTTTTGACATCAACATTGCTTAAATTTGTTTCACCATTTTCTACTGAACTTACATTTAAGTATTGTATCCCCAAATCTGTAGTTCCTTTTATAATATTTCCAGAATTATCTGCTGTTATAACATTTAAAGGAACTTCTGACCCACTAAATATCGCAGTTGTTTTTTTAACAGGTGGAATTGATGGCGCAGAAAAAGACTTTGTTACTATAAAAATTAAAAATACAAGTAAAAAGGATATTATTAATATTAATAACTTCATTTATTTTATATTATTACAATAATATAAAATAAATTTATAATTTCATGATAAAAGCCAAAGCGTAATATGGTGGCATATTATTATGAGGTTTATCTCCTCCTGATATTCCTGTCTTAACTTCATATTGACATGTTGCAAATTTGGGTTCAACATTTCCCCAAGATCCTGTTACCGATCTACATTTTCCTGTCCAACTATTTCCCCAGAAACTTGTAACAGTTTTAACATGGGTATGTCCGCCAGAGTGTGTATGAGAGGGGATATTTTCTAATTTTAAAGTTACTTCTTTTTCACCAGCCTTTTGTCCTATTTGATAATTATCGCTTCCTAAAATTCCATCTGCTAATATAAATCTGTTACTGAGATCAGGAACACCTGTAGCATTTCCATCACACAAAGTCCATCCATCGGGAACAGTTGTTCCATTCCACATTACAATAATTCCTTTTGGTATTATATTTATTTTTTTACTTGTATTCATAATTATATTCGATACTACTGTATTTCCTACTATCTTTTCATTTCCAACTAAACTTTGTGTTCCACTTATTGTTTGTTTTCCATTTTTTAGTTCTTGGCTTCCACTTACATATTCATCGTTTAGACATTTAACAGATCCAGCTGTTAAACTATCATCTATATGTAAATTTTTATTAAGTGTTACTTCTCCAGTATGCTGACTTTTGTTAAAAACAGATAATCCAGTTAGTCCTATATCACTTGTGTATTCAATTTTTCCGTTTTTAATATTATCTATTCCAGACACGTACAAAACATTTGTAGATTCAGCCGGATAGTTTTCTCTTTTTTCTCTATAAAAACAAAAAATAAGAATTACTATAATAATAATAATGAATATAAATTGATATTTCATATTTATTTAACACAATATAAAATTTATTTTTTCATAATAAATCTTAATACATAATAAGGTGGCATATTATTGTGAGGTTTTGCAACACCTCCAATGCCTCCTTGTGCATCAATATCATCATCACTTCCTCTTGCACCCATGGCGAAATGATTATTATCTTCGAATCCTGCTGCATAACTATAAGTACCTCCGTGAGCATGATATGTATGAGAATGAGCAGGGATTTGATTTAATTTTAAAGTTACTTCTTTTTCTCCTCCTATTTCTCCGATGCTAGAAGATAAATTAGTGGCTAAAGGAAATCTGCCAGATAAATTTGGAGTTTTGCCACCATTTCCATCATCTCCGCCGTTACATAATACCCAGCCATCTGGAATTGTCGATTGTCCCCACAATACAATTGATCCACTTGGCATAATACTTAATGATCCACATGTTAAATCTCCGTCAATATACTTTGTTCCATTTATTGTTTGATTACCGTTTATTGTTTGACCCCCATTTATTGTTTGTTTTTGAGTGATAGTTTGATTAGAACCTTCTTTTATAATATGATTTCCCGAATTAGTTATATTTCCTTTTGTTGTAAAATTTTGACCAACGTTTAATATATCCATTTTTGTATTTGTATCAATATTAGTTCTTGTTTGAACATTTAAATTTGATAATTTTATTTTACTTGTTGTAATAAGATCTCCATTTATATCGGTACATAATAAACTTATAGGATTTTGTGGAAAATTTTCAATTACATTTTTTTCATTATTATTAGACTTAGAATTACAAATATCATACTTTAATGAAATAAATAAAACTAAAGATACAACAAATATTACAGTTATCACTATGGCTATATTTTTCATATTTATTATATGAAAAATAATTTATCACCAAGAAATATTATCAATTCCTTTTTTATAAAGTTCTTTATTTACATTTTTAAACAAATTAGATCCCATAAAAGCTTTTTGACTATTAGAATTATAAGCACTAAAAGGACTAGGATGAGAAGTCTCTAAAATTACATGATTTTTATTAGTAATAAGATCTTTCCATTCTGATGCTTTTTTACCTAAAACAACCCAAATAATAAATTCCTTTTCTGATAATTTTTTAAAAACTTTTTTCATAAAATTAGACCATAACTCTAAATGAGATTCCGGCGATCCATGTAAAACTGTAAGAGATGTATTCATCAATAAAATTCCCTGTTTAGTCCAATGTTCCAAATTCCCATCTTTAGTAGGATAATATCCTTCTTCTTCTAATTCTTTATAAATATTCTGTAAAGAAGGGTTTATTTTATTACCAAATTTTACATCAAAACATAATCCAGTAGCACTTCCATTATGATAAGGATCTTGTCCAATAATAACAATATTTGTTTTATTAAAAGGAGTAAGATAAAAACATCTAAAAATATTTTCTTGTTCTGGATAGTATTTTTCTTCTTCATTATTCAATTTCTCTAAAAGTGAAATAATTTCTGTTTCAACATCAAAAGAGAAGAAAAAATCAGTCCATTCAGGACAAAGTCTAAAAAAATCCGGGTAAGACATGTCTAAATTCTTATAAATTTTACTTTAAGTTTTTATAATTCAATTTTATAATTTTATTTTATATAAAATATAAATGAGTGATAAACATGATTATTATTGTTTAGCTAAAAAATCTGGTTTTAAATCTTATTATTCAGGAGGAAAAAGAGTTTCAAAGTCTGAATTTTATAAAAGATATCCCGATTTTGACGAAAAAAATTGTATTTTAACACAACATAAAAAAGTTTTAAAACAAGATATTGAAACAGTACAGTCTATTAAAGATCAACTAGAAAGATGTATATATAATTTAGAAGAGTCAAATAAAAGATATAACAAATTAAACATTGCTAAAGAAGAAGAATATTATCCTAAAATTTTAAATTTAAAAAGAGAAGTTTCTAACTGTGAACAAAACATAAAGAAGTATAAAGAACAAATTCAAAATCTTAATATGTCATCACAAAACTATAATAAAGAACTAAAACAAAAACAAAAAGTAATAGACAATTTAGTTAAAGATATAGAAAATGGAAAACTTGATATTCAAAAACTAGATAGTTCTATAAATCTATTCAAAATTGAAAATCAAGATCTAAAAAGTCAATTTTTAGAATGTAGCAAAAGAAGCGAAGAACTCAAAGAAGAATTGAAAGACGTGTTGGTTTCAATGGAAGATTACCAAAAAAATAAGGATCTAATTCAAGACCTAGAACAACAAGTCAGAACATTAAACGAAAGATTAATTTTGACAGAAAGCCAAAAATCGACACTCGAAGAAATAATTTCTGAAAAAGAAGAAGAGTTAAAAAGAGCACGTGCTCTTAAAGATAGTGAAGAAGTAAAAAAACTTCAAGAAGAACTAGGCGATTTTAACGTAGAGAGTGTTCTAAAAATGAAAAATGACCTCGAAGAATCAAAAAAACGCATAGAAGAACTAGAAGGATATTTGAACGAAGTATATGATGAAATAAAAGAATCTGATTTAGAAGATGAGAAAGATTCAGAAAAAGAGAAAGAAGAACTAAAAGATGAACTTGTAAAAGAACTTAAGCAGGTTTTAGACGAAAAAAATGCAAATGATTTTGCAGAAGAAATATTAGAAGAGCCAAATTTTTCTCAATATAAAGATGAACTTAAACTTGAAGAAAAACCAGAAACTCTATATGATTATTTTAGCAAAAAATTCAATAAGTTCTTTTCTTTTGGACAAAAAGAAATAGAGAAAAAAATAGATGATAAATTCAATAAATTAAAAAGTACAGATTTAACAGAACAAGTAAAAGAACAAGTAAAAGAAACATCAAAAAAAGCATGGCATCACAAATATAAACCTGCTCTCGTATCTATGGCAACTGTTATATTGGCAACTGCCGCTTCTCGTTCTATGTTATCTTCGTCTTCTCTATCTGATAAATCTGTATCTTCTATTTCTTACGGGCCTATTAACCTAAATTTTTCAAAATTTGAATCAGAACTAGACAAGATGGTTGGTAATAAATCAGAAAAACTTAATGAGATTATTAATATTGTAGTTGACACGATACCTTATCAAAATACTTTTACTAATGTATCAAATTTTCCAGAATGGTCAAATGTATCAAATATGCCAAATGTTCCAGAATGGTCAAATGTATCAGGAGATTATTTTAAAGTTGATGTTTCTGAACCTTTAAAAACTTTTGAAAAGCCATCTAAAGATGAATACAAATTTGATGATCTATTTTCTTTATATTTTCAATAAAAGATAATTTTATATGAATTTGAAAGATTTAATTATAATATTTATAAATATTATAATTATAGATTAAATTTAAGAAGAGCATGATTCGCACAATTCTCTCATTTTTTGATCTCGTGGACACACTCCTGTTTCTTTAACGACTTTATTGATATGTTCTTTTCGTTCCGCCTTGATTCTTTGAATAGAAGTTGCATCTAAACCAAATTTGGTAGGGTCGACTGCAGCTTGAGTACGCAAGTAGTACATTCCAGTCTTAAGACCATGTTTCCAAGAATAGAAATGGCTACTATTTAATTTCTTAAAACTTACAGTTTCCATAAATAAATTCATACTTTGCATATGATCTACAAAAGGACTTCTTTCAACTGCTTGTTTTAGAATATCAGTCATCATTAATTCATAAGCTGTTTTATAAATTTCTTTAATATTTTTAGGAATCTTTACACATCGCTGGACACTTCCATTGTCATATAATATCTCTTCGTAAATTTCTTTAGTCCAAAGACCAAGTTTTAATAAATCTTTAATAAGATGACGATTTACAACTGTAAATTCCCCAGCGAGAGTCTTTCTTAAATAAATATTGCTTGTAAATGGTTCAAATGCTTCATTATTACACATTATCTGAGATGTACTAGCAGTTGGCATTAATGCTGTCAAAAGACTGTTTCGAATTCCGTGAATCTTCATTTCTTCAAACAAAGGGGTCCAGTCAAGAGTAGTTTTAGAATCCCACAAAGTGAATTGTAATTGACCTTTGCTATGAGGACTTCCTTCATAGCTTTTATATTTTCCATATTTTTTAGCAAGCTGAATACTCATTCTAACCGATCCGTAATAAATATTCTCAAAAATAAGTTTATTTAATTCTCTAGCTTTTTCCGAACCAAATGGAAGAGATAGCATACAATATACATCTGCCAAACCTTGAACACCAATTCCAATTGGACGATTTTCCATATTAGTTTTTCGTGTTTCCGGTGTAGGATAAAAGTTTACATCAATTACATTGTTTAAATTATATGTAATAGTAGATGCAACATCTCTAAGTTTCTCAAAGTTAAAAACTAGTGAACCATCTACTTCTTCTACATATTTTGGAAGACAAATTGAAGCTAAATTACAAACTGCATAATTTTCTTTATTTGAAAATAAAGCAATTTCATTGCATAAATTGCTATTACGAATTACTCCCAAATGTTCTTGCATATTTCTTCGATTTACGTTGTCTTTGAATGAAATATAAGGCATTCCTGTTTCAATTTGATTTTCAATAATATGATTCCATAATTCCCTAGCTTTTACTTGTTTCTTATATTTCATTTCATTTTCATAAGAAATGTATAATTGTTCGAATTTTTCACCATAACTATCAACTAATCCTGGACATTCATCAGGACACATCAAAGACCAATTTTCATCATTTTCAACACGCTTCATAAATAGATCTGGAACCCATAGAGCTAAAAACAGATCTCTGGTTCTAAGGTTCTCGTCTCCTGTATTTTTACGTAATTCAACAAATGAAAAAATATCAGAATGCCAAGGCTCCATATAAATTGCGATGCTTCCTTGACGTTTTCCTCCTTGATTGATATAACGTCCTACCATCTCGAGGGTTTTGCACAAAGGAATAATTCCTTCACTTCTTCCATTTGTTCCTCGGATAAGGCTTCCTTTTGCTCTAATATTTGATAAAGAAAGTCCGATTCCTCCTGCCCATTTTGAGATTTTAGCTGTATCAGAAATAGTTTTGAAAATACTGTCAATGTCATCTTCTGATGAAAATAAAAAGCAAGATGATAATTGAGGACGTTTTGTTCCGCTATTAAATAAAGTTGGAGTAGCATGCGTAAAATATAAATTGCTCAACAAATCATAAGTTTCTTTTACTTTTTCCAATGATTCTTCTAAAGTAACTGATTCTTTTGAATCGTCATTAGAATTCTTAGAATAATCATAATAATGACAACCATGAATTTGAATAGCAACTCTCATCCACATATGTTGAGGTCTTTCTACAATTTTGCCATCAATACGAATTAGATAAGAACGTTCTAAGGTTTTAATTGCAAAATAATCAAATAATAAATCACGATTATAATCAAAAAATGAATTGATTTTATCAATATTTTCAATAGTAAAATTAAAAAAAGAATCTGATAATAATCCTTGACTGTTAAGTTTTTCCACAACATCTTTATATTCTAAAGATGTCTCTTTAGCAATATTACTTGACAAAATTCGTCCTCCCAACTTATTATAATCAGGAAAATGATGAGCTTTAGTAGCACAAATATCAGCAGATAAAATATCTAATTCTCTGGTAGTAATTCCATCATATAAAGAATTGATGGTATCTTTAGCAACTATAATAGGATCGACATATTCTAGACCAAAGCATAAATCTGAAATTCTTTTTGTAATCTTGTCAAAAGAGACAGATTCCTTATTTCCGTTACGCTTAGTCACTTGCATCTTCTTTTATTTATAAAATTATTTTATAAATTGAAATTAAATCATTTTTATAAATAATATGATTTAAATGATAAATATATGTGTCAAGTGATAATAAAAAGAAGAAAAAGTAATAGAAAAATGATTTGTAATATATAAATTATGTTATAAAATTTTAGTTTTATAAAACTAAAATTAAAGATATATTGAATAATTATCAAAATCGATATTAATAGAAAAGCTTTGTTCAGGCTCGATTTGAATCACATTTTGTTCTTCATTATTATTATTATCATTTCGTTCATTTCGATCATTTCGATCAAAATATGAAACATTTTGCTTTTCAACTTCTTTTTTTTCTTCTTGGAAACACTCTTTTACTTCTTCTTGAAATAACTCGAAAAAATGTTTTCTTGTTACAGAGTCGCTTACTAAAGGATCTTTCAGATAAATATTTATAGCTAAATAAGGGTCATATTGATTATATAAAAGTGAAATAAGAGTGCTCATAGGAATAATAATATAAGTTTCATTATTCATTTCTGCTTCTTCTATGGCGTTAATAATACAAGATCTTACGTCGGGAAATATATAAGAATAAAACTCATTGTACATATTACGAAGTGAATCCATTTTGTATTTATATTTGATAACTTTATAAAATAAATAAAAATCAATTTTAATGATTTTTAATCTTTGTCACAAGTCAGATTTATTCCTTCTAGTTCTAAAAAATCTGATACTATTTTAGATGTTACAGTTTTTGTATATTTACTAGACTTAGAATTTTGAGAACAATAAAAATAAGATAAGTTTTCAGAGAGTTCTTTTATTTTTTTATCTAAAATTTCACGTATTTTTTCAACAGCACAAGAAGATAAACATTTTATTCCTGCTTTTTTAGATAATACAAGAATTGCGTTTTTGCTCAATGACTTTTCATTTTTATTAGTTTCAATTTCGTTTGTTTCGTTTTCGTTTGTTTCATTTACGTTTGTTTCGTTTTCGTTTGTTTCGTTTTCGTTTGTTTCGTTTTCGTTTGTTTCGTTTGTTTCATTTACGTTTGTTTCGTTTTCGTTTGTTTCTTTTGTTTCATTTACGTTTGTTTCTTTTGTTTCATTTACGTTTGTTTCTTTTGTTTCATTTACGTTTGTTTCTTTTGTTTCATTTACGTTTGTTTCTTTTGTTTCATTTGTTTCATTTGCGTTTGTTTCATTTTCATGATTACTTTCAAAATGGCTCATTTATATTTTTTATATTATTTATTTTTTATATTTATATTTGATTATTTTAAAGAATAAGCTTTTTATTCAAAAAACTATGGATGTTTCAATAGAAAATGAACAAAATGAGCAAAATATTATCAAAGATTTAGAAGAAAACGAAGAATCTGATTCTGAAGTTAGTAATACAGAAGATGAAGAATATACTGATAGCGAAGATGATGAAAAACAGATTAATGAAAACGGTGATAATATTACCAAATCTAAAAAAAAGAAAAAAGAAAAAAAGCATTATTTTGAACACTATATTCGTCAAATATTAAAAAATATTCTTCCATTAAAAAATATAACAAAAGATGCAAAATCACAATTAAATCAAATATGTATAATTGCTTGTAAAATTATTTCATTAAAAATAAAAAATATAGTAAAAGACATTAACAAAAAAACTTCAAGCGAAATAGATGCAGAAACTGCTGTAAAATTAACATTCTCTGGAAATCTTAGAGAAAAGTGTATAAATCTAGGCGAGACTGCTTTAAATAATTATAAAAGCTATGTAAAAAAAGAAGATATAAAAAAGATCTCAAGGAATGATAAAGCACATATATTAATATCTCCAAGTCTATTACAACAAATAACAAAAAATAATGATTTAAATGTCAACTCGAACATACATGTTTTTTTAGCAGGAGTAATAGAAGCTTTTATAACAGAAATTCTTATAAAAGCTGATTTATATGGTCAAAAGAAAGGAGTAAGAATCACAATTAATGATATCGAATTAGGAATAAAAAATGATGAGGATTTAAGTTTATTTTTAAATAAAAATAACATTTATTTTTTAAATTCAAACGTTAATTCTTTTATTCATCCGGAAACAATTAAAAGAGATGGTGAAAAAGATAAGAAAACTTTAAAAAATATTTCAAAAATACAAGAAACAAATGACCATGTAATACCAAAACTATTTTTTGAACAAAAAATAAAAAATCAATTATATTTAAAACATCCTGACATAAGATTCAAAAAAGACTGTTTTTATAATTTACAAGAATATGTTGAAAAATGGACTGTTGATATGCTAAAATACTCTAACATCTTGACTATTTATTCTAAAAAAAGTAGAGTAATGGCTAATGATATCGATATGGCTTTTTCAATAATGAATAAAAAAATTCCAGAATATATTTCTAATAAATAATACTTAAGTATATAAATTTTTAAATAAAATGTCATATCAATATGCTATACTAATGGAAACAAGTGGCCGTGAATTTGAATCATGGTATAACTTTATTAGATACGAAGGGAATGAAGAAGAGCTTCTTCATCTTCAAAAACAACTATCAAAAGTTGAATTTTATATTTTGGGAGAATTGAGTACTTTTGATTTAGAATTAGAACATTTAGTAAGCGAAGATACTGCTCGCCAAATGTGTATGGTAGATCTAAATGCTTATATGTTTCATAGAAAATTTGATGGAAAATTAGAAAAAATAGACTTTGGTTTTAGCAGACGAGACGATAATGAAGATAAGATTGAAAAGGTATATGACAAAATTGGAAATGGAGACATTGATAAATATGTAGATGGAGAAGAAGACTTTAGCGACGAAAATGAGATTGTAGATGACGATTCTAAAGAAGAATCTTCTCCTTCTTCTCGAAATCCTTCCCCTTCATCTAAATCGCCTTCAAATCCTTCTCCTAAAAAGAAAATTTCTCGTTCTCCTCGAAGAGTTTCAAGATCTCCTCGTAAAAAAGATTTAGATTCAAAAAAGAAAAAGTAACTTTTTTAAAACATTTAAAACTTTGAAATATTTAATTGTATAATTATTTTATAAAATCATTTATAAAATAAAAAGAAAAAGTAACTTTTAAAACATTTAAAATTTTGTAAACATATTGATATTGTGATCGTTGGCAAAATATGGATCCATTATATCTTTACATTCAAAAAGATAAACATAAGACCAAACATTTACTTCCCATATTATATACTTATTTTTTATCATTTTATTTTTTATAAATTGATCAACTTTTTTTATAAAAATATTTAATGAATCTTTACTTCCTGCTAAAAGACCTCCTAAAAACATCCAAGATGGATTATTTTTAACAATATGATTTTCAGAAGAATCCATAGCAATATAATCATGATGATTATTTTTATCAGAATACCATGTTATCCAATTTTCACAACTTGGAAACTTGATTTTATAATCAGAATATCTACTTATTTTTATCATAGAATCATAAAAAATATCATATTCCGTTTCTTTAATTATTTTTAAAATTCCAAAATCAATCCATATATAATGTTCATAATCATTATTTTTTATTGCATCGTCTAAAAAGTATGTTTTATTTAACATTATTTTCATAAAATTATAAGTATCTTTATTAGATTTCATTGAATCATTTTTGGGAGTTTTAAATTCTAGTCCATCGCAAATTTTTGAAATTTCTAAATCTTCAAAATTAATTACTTTTGTTTTAAGATTTTTAAAAGTTTTAAAAAGATCTATATATTTATCATGTATATTTTGATCAATATACATGATAAAATTTATTTTATGTATATCATCAATGTTATCAATGTTATCAATGATATCAAAAAATTTAATCATTTTAAGACCAATATTAACATAGAAATCTGTAGACAATTGCCGGTCTTCTATTTTTTCTAAATCATAAAAACATGTAACAAATGCACTCATTTTCTTATATTTTTATATCTATATATATGTTTTACTCTTTCTTGTATAAAAAAGAGTCATCGTTAAATGGTGCATTTTGTGATGTTTTTGTAGAAACTCTAGAACAATTACAGCCAGAGTAAGTTTTCTGTCCGTAATCATCTTTATCGTCTCCTAATCCTCCAAAACCATCTGACCAATTTTCACTGTCATTTTTATTTTTATAAAGAAGTATTCCTTGGAAAAGAATGTTTAATAATAGTAATATGATAATTAAAACTTCAGCTTGTAACATTATACTTATTTATTATATTGATAAATTATAAAAATGAATTTTTAAAAAAATAACAATATATTTAAATCAAAAATGTCCAAGAATTCTAAATCAAAAGTTTCCAAAGTAGTTTCGGATGACGATGTTTCTTCCGTTTCAAACTTATCAAGCATTTCAACATCTAAATCTTCAAAACCAGTTTATGTATCTATGGACCAAAGAACTCACATTTTACATCGTCCGGATATGTATATTGGTTCTATCAAGAATACTGAAGTAGAATTTTATGGAGCATATGTTGATAATAATGAAGAAAAAGACAAGAATATCGAAGAAGAAAAATCACCTAAAAAACTAGTAAAAGACGATTCGTATAAACCTAATATGGATACTTTATACATCTACAAAAAAACTGGATCAATCAACTTTGGACTTCATCGTATTTTTATTGAAGTTTTATCAAATGCGATTGATAATGTATGGAGAAGTTTAAATACAGAAACTAAAAGTACTAAAATTAAAGTTGATATTAACGAAGAAGGTCTCATTACTGTATGGAATGACGGAATGTCTATTCCTGTAGAAATTAACAAAGAAAGTGGTCTTTATAACCCAGAACTTATTTTTGGAAAACTACTAACTTCAAGTAATTACGACGATAACGAAGAAAGAATGACATCAGGAAGAAATGGTTTAGGTTCAAAAGCTACATGTGTATTTTCCAAAGAATTTAATGTAAAACTTTTTGACCCAATTACAGGTCATCAATATTTTCAAACATGGAAAGACAACATGTCTCAAAAAACAGAGCCAAAAATAACTTCTCCAAAACAAAAAAATGGATATACTCAGATTTCATTTTTGCCTGATTATGAAAAATTTGGTGTAAAAACATTAAGCGATGATATGAAAAGTCTATTTTTTAAAAATATTGTAGACACAGCTATGATTACTGGAATTAGTGTTTACTATAATGATCAAAAAGTTCCGGTAAAAACAATGAAAGATTACGCCTCTCTTTATTATAAAGACGAAACAGATATGATTTTTATTGAAAGTCCTGATTCAAAAGTTGTTTTGGCTTCTAATAAAAAACCAGAAGGATTTTCTCAAATTTCATTTGTGAATGGAATCGAGACATTTCACGGAGGTGTTCATGTAGATTCGTGGTCCAATACATTGCTTAAACCAATTCTTGATAAACTTAACTCTACAATTAAAAAAGGAAATAATTTATTAACTTTTCGAGATATTAGACCTTATTTCAAACTGTTTTTAAATTGCAATTTAGTAAATCCTTCTTTTTCGAGTCAGGAAAAATCTTATCTTGGATCTCCAAATGTTTTAAATCCATCTGAACATATTCAACAAAAACATATTAACGCAATTCTTAAATGGGATGTTATCCAAAACATCAAAGAAATGGTAAAAGGAAAAGAACTAAATGAACTTAAAAAAACTGAAAAAAAGAAAGGTTTCAAAAAAATAGCAGGACTGGACCAAGCAAATCTTGCCGGAACAAAACATTCTGATCAATGCTCTCTTATTTTATGCGAAGGAGATTCGGCTAAAACTTTTGCTGTAAAAGGAATTCAAACAGGAATTGGTTCTAAAAACGGAAGAGATTATTTCGGGATTTATCCTTTACGTGGAAAGTGTCTTAATGTTAGAAATTCTAATGTTTCAACAATTGCAAATAACCAAGAAATTTGCGATGTTATTCAAACTTTAAATCTAAAGTATGGAGTAGATTACAAAGATGATAAAAATTATGAAACATTATGCTATGGAAGAGTTATTATCCTTACTGATTCAGATGTCGACGGATATCATATTTGCGGTTTGTTGTTGAACTTTTTTCACAAACTGTTTCCAACTCTTTTAGAAAGAAATCCTTCTTTTATTACATGTATGAGAACTCCTATTGTTAGAATTTATTATCCAAAAAATGATATTTCATTTTATACTCTAGAAGACTTCAAAAAATATCAAACCCAAAACCCAAATAAAAAAGGAGAAGTAAAATACTTTAAGGGTCTCGGTACAAATAATAACAAAGAAATCGAGACATGTTTTGGAAAGAAAATGATCGAATTTGTAAAAGATGATAACACAGACCTTACAATGGATAAAGTATTTAATTCAAAATATAGCGATCAAAGAAAGAAATGGTTAGAAGAATATAAACCTCTTGATTCAGATGAGATTGTTGGGAAAGGTCCTGTCCAAGAATTAGGAATTTCAGAATTTCTTGATAAAGAAATGATCAAATTCTCAATTGATGATTGTAAAAGAAGCATCCCATCTATTATGGACGGATTTAAAGAAAGTCACCGAAAGATTATTTACGCTACATTTCTAAAAAATCTAAAAAACTCTGGAAAAACAATGAAAGTAGCACAACTAGCTGGTTTTGTGGCAGAAAAAACAAACTATCATCACGGTGAACAATGTCTTTTTGATACTATTACAAAACTGGCTCATGATTTTGTGGGAAGTAATAATATCCCTTATTTATATAGAGACGGCCAATTTGGAGGTAGAATTGCAGGAGGAAAAGACGCTGCAAATGCTCGTTATATTTTTACAAAACTAGATTCTTTGACACGCTTAATTTTTAGAGAAGAAGATGAAGTTCTACTTGATTATATTTATGATGATGGTGATAAAGTAGAACCACACTTTTTTGTTCCAATTTTGCCTACAATTCTAGTTAATGGTTGTATGGCAGGAATTGGAACAGGATGGAGCAGTCAAGTCCCATGTTATAATCCTCTTGACATAATTCAATGGATTAGAACATGGCTAAATAACGAAGAACAAAAAGAAGAAGAAGATCTTGTTCCTTGGTATAGAGGTTTTAATGGAACAATTGAAAAAGTTTCTAAAAATAAATATATCACAAAAGGAATTATTGAAAGAAAAACTGTCCGAGGAGTAAATAAAGTTATTGTAAAAGAATTGCCAGTTTATTTATGGATTGATAAATTCAAAGATCATTTAGACACTCTTCTTGAAAACAAAAATATCAAATCTTATAAAAATTATAGCAGTGATGTTGAAATTAATTTTGAGATTGACGAATTAAAAGAATCAGAGTTTGAATGTAATGAGGAAACTTTAAAATTAATTACTACTATTAGTTCCAGCAATATGGTAATGTTTAACAAAGATGGTCAGTTAAAGAAGTATGATAATATTTCTTCTATTATGGAAGAATTTTGTGAAGTTCGTAGTGAATTTTATAAAAAGAGAAAACAATATATTTTACAAGATTTTAAAAATAAGTTATTAGTATTAACAAATAAGATGAAATTTTTAAAAGAAGTAATGGATGGAGATCTTATTATCCAAGATATTGACGAAGACGATCTTTGCAAAGAAATGAAGAAAAGAGGATATTATTACATAAACGATACAAAAGATGAGGAAGAATCAAAACTTTCAGGTTATAGTTATTTAATTAATATGAATATTAGAAGTTTTACTAAACAAAAACTAGAATCTTTACAAAAAGAAATTGATTCTATTAAAGAAAAAGTTAAGGATATCGAAAATACAACAGAAAAAAAGATGTGGTTAGATGATCTAAAAGAGCTCGAAGTAGAATATAAAAAGTTATACAAACTTTAAGAATATATTATAATATTTTAAAAAAAATATTATAATAAAAGATGATTAGAAAATTCGGCTTAGTAAATCCTTTACCAGGTCCTCAAGGAGTTCCTGGACAATTAGGTCCTACAGGACCTACCGGTCC